GGCCATGATAATGCTAATGCAATTCAACCACAAATTGAATGTTCCGCAACAGGAGATTATGAATCTCTAAGTTCAATTGCTCTAATGTTTACAGCATTAGATGGAACAAACAATACATTGGCCAACGATGCTAATGGTGGTTCTGTTAGGCTAAGAGTTTGGGGCAACCTGTGAGGTCTTTAAATGCCAACTGTTAGAATAACAGATGGGGCAAAAATAGAGAAAAAAAACTTAGCGGGTGTATTGATAACCAAAGATACACCCGTTGAGTTTCCTCTAAGAATTGCTATATCTATGCTAAGTCATCCGGACTTTATGTTTGAATTTACTAAGGAAGATGAAAAAGATATTCTTGAGTTAGACAAGGCCAAATTAAAATTGGCTTCTACCGAAACAAAAAAAGAAATAAAAACCCATCAAGACTTAGTAGATTTGCTAATACCGAAGAAGGCTAAAGTTACAAAACCAAAGGCAACAAAACCTAAAACTACTAAGGCTAAGACTCCTAAAAAAGAGTAATGGTTTTAGGAAAGTTATAATAAGTATTGTAACTAACGCTGTTTGAGGAGATATTATGCCTAGTGGTGGTTGTAGAACAAGCGGAGTATTGACAGCATCTGCTATTGTCTTTGATGGTAGTTGTAGACTAGTTTCTATTCATGCTTGTGAAGTAGGAGCAGGTGCAGGTGCAAACGCTGAAATTAAAGTATATGACGGAACTGATAATACTGGTAAAGAAATCGCAAGAATTATTTTATCGGCAAAACAAACAGTAGAGTTTGATATGCACTCTGTTCTTTGTGATAATGGAATATTCTTTGAAGAGGCAAGCGGAGAGGTTGCGTGTTCTATTGAATTTCGATGAGGTTTTACTATGGCGGTTTTAAATCAAGATACTAGATTAATAATGACTATACTTTTTGTTGGAGCAGTTAGTGGGGCAAATGTCTACGCTTATTCTGAAATAGGAACAGGTTTTCCTTATGGAGCATTAGCACATTCTGTCTTATTTGGTCTTGGAACAATAGGAGCAATAATGGTTATGAAGGCTTTGTTTGACTTAGCCCTAAATGACAAAATAGAACTTTGGCTACTTGACAGAAAGATTACTGCTTTTTGGGAAAGAAAGGCTAGAGATGACCAACAAAGAAGAAAGATGCTTGAGAGCGCAAAACAATATAACACTAGTTTGCCATATGCAGGTCAAACAGAAACCGATGATAATACCGTTGGTAATGAATTTTTAGCAGTCCTTCAATGAGGGGTGGCTAAATGGTTCTTAGTGACTTGATGGGATTTTCCGACTCCGATTATGCTTATAATCAGTCTAGAGCGCATTCGGCAGATATTTTCTTTTTGAAAATGAGAGCATGGTTTTGGGGAGGTTTCTCTACTTTGGCTATGTTCTTAGTTGGTAATATTATGGGGGTATTTGACATCAATATAATGGGTTGGATTATAGAGAGGGTTAAGGATATTTGGAGTCATTGATATGTGGAAAGATGTTCTCAAAAGCACTTATTCTTGGATTTCTAACGATAGAATAAGTGATGGAGAAGCAGAATTAGTTGATGGAGAATATGGAACTTATTGGCAAATTAATCAATTTGGTTTAAAAAAGGGATATAGAAATAAGGGCTTAGGTGAAAAATACCTAAGAGAGTTTATTGATTATTTAGAAGGAGAAATTGAAACTAATGATATTCCTCTAGTTCATATGCCTGTAGGCGAAGCAATTACTTTTTGGGAACGCATGGAAGGAAAGGGATTAGTGATTGTTTAATGTCAATAATGACAGGCTTTGCCATATTAGTCGGTGAGGCTATAATAGGCTTTTACAAAAAAATTCACGCAATTAACTTTGGTGTTTATGGTGCTACTATGGTTGGTAAAACAACCTTAAGTCATCAACTAAGAACTAGAGGAGAAGTCCCTCAAATAAATGAAAGAACAGTAGGGTTGCATAGGGCTTCTAGAAAAACGATAAAACTAGACGGAAATTCACATACAATAAAGAGTGCTGATATTGGAGGAGAAGCAATTTATTGGAAAGAATGGGTAAAGGATATGCAATCTCGTAGAGTAAAATATGTTATATTTATGATAGACCATAGGCACTTAGACAATCCTTCAAACTTAGACCATCAAGTAGCATGGAAATTCTTAGTAGATACTATTGTTGCTAGTCGTTGGCCTACTGGTAGAAAGAAAAAAGATTCGGATTACCCTATGGCAGTCGGTATTTGGGCTAATAAATATGACATTTGGGGAGATAAATATAAAAGTGAAAAGCCTATAGATAAACATGAGATATTCGAACCTTTCTCTTATGGGATGAGACAACTTAACGATAAAGGAATACCTTGTTATAAATATATAGTTTCAGCAAAATCAGACCCCGAAATGGTGTATAAAGGAATAACTACTATGATAAAGGATTATTGAGGAATAAAGATGTATCAAAATCAGCAGATGTTAGCACAGACGAATAATATGAATTTAGGTTTATCACCTATTAAACAGGCTAGAGCAAGTGGGGCAGTAACAGAATATCACTTTATGGCTATC